CAACGGCGATGGCTACACGGTAGATGTCGAAGCTTCATGCTGTACCCATTCCAATGATGACGGATCGTGCTGCGGTAATCCAATTCCAGAACAGGTGCAAAGGCCATGCGATTGTGGGCCTGTCGATGATAAAGCCGGGATGGGGAAATGCAAAAGACGTGTCTGCAATAACATTGCGGTGCATGAACATCTTTTTAATCACGGCGACATGTATTGCCACTCATGCGCTTTAAAAATCAACGATCTAAACGATCCTAAGTGTTTTGACCTCGTTCAACCGTCATCCGAGGGGGTGAACGCCACGGCCCCTATAGCTTTTCGGGTAAAAGATTTCGCAGATGGGTGGATACTGTCAGACAATAAAAAGGCAGTTGATGAGGCAAGAGAAAATGGACATTTAATTCAGCCACTATACGCACTATCGAACTCTGTGCAGGATGGGGAAAATTCAGATGTCGTGATGGACACATTTAACCCAACTCATAGGCATAGAAAACGTGGAACCCTTTACCAGTTAATCGGTGACGCAGTGATGCAATGTGAGGAAGAAGTTTTTGACAATAAGCGCCTGACTTTATATCGCGGAGAAGATGGCAAATACTGGGTTCGCCCACCATCTGAATTTAACGATGGACGGTTCGCCGCCCATGAGAAAGAGAGCAAAGCATGAAAACAGGATGGAATTACGGGCTAGAAGTCGGTGCAGTTTGTAATCGCAATGATTGCAAAGGCGTTATCGAAGAAAGCGAGAGCGAAACGGGATGCTCCTGCCACATCAATCCACCTTGCGGATCGTGTACGGAGGACAGAACTTTCTGCCCAGAATGCGACTGGCGCGGTAAAGATGACTATGTAGAAAATATGAACGGTTTTGAAATTCAAACCGATAGCAAAACTCATAATTGGCTTTCGTATGAAAGGAGAAAATTAGACCCGAGCAAAATTGATTACCATGTTAAATCGCACACCAATTCCAGCCAGATTTGCGAAGGCGTTTATCCAGAGGGTACTACCAGAGAGCAAATAGTGACGCATTGCAAAGGCACTTTCGGCGGCAGATTTGAACGCTTTGGTGACGGACAATTTAAATACATTGCTTACACAGATTAGGAAAAACCATGACCACAAAGCAAGAATTGGAAAAGGCGCTGGAAGCTGTTGGCTACTGCCTGAAAACCATTAAGACGCGCATCATATCGCCAGATGAAAATGCCATCTGGTCAACCGGATCATCTAAAGACCCACGCATTACAGAGGAAGTTTTAAGCATTTGCAGACACGTCCTCACACAGGCGTTGAGGGAGGCTAAGGATGATTGAGTTATCTGAAAAGAGAATAGCCGAACTTACAGAAAACGGGGCTGTTTATTTAGGTGACGGAAGGCTCCAACATTCATGCGGTTGCGTTTCGACACATAGCGAAGGTAGCAGCACCTATAAAAAATGCCCACATAACGTAATTAAATGGAAACAACCCTCCTATGAAAGCAACCGTGATGAATGATGAAATGCCTGACAAAATGTACTGCGGACACACCGTAGGATCAAAAACTGGACAATGGGATCAATACACTGCTCATTCCAACAAGAGTACTGTTTTCAAAGATGTCGAATACATCCGAGCAGACCTCGCAAATCCTGAGAAGGTTGAACACAATATTGATGTATTGAAAGCAGAATGTCATGCAGCTGCGTCTGATAAATGTTCACATGCACAACATCCACATAAATGGATTGATGCCGCAATAGAGTATCTTTATGAACGTGGTCTTTTATACGGCGTTGCGCAGGAGAATAAATCATGAAAATGGCCAGAACAATTCTACTGCTCAACGGCATACCGCGCGCAACTATGGCCGGACGCGTTTCATTTCCAAAAATTTCAAAGTTGATCTGCTCAAAACTATCGCCAGCATCGAACGAAAATATTCCCTATTTCGCCATTGAGAAGCTGTGATACGATAATCTTGTTTGGGACTCCTCAAGGGACCGGCCTCGTAAATGGGGTCGGTCTTTTTTTATTGCTCTTTCATCTGCGCTTCGTATTTCATGAGCTGCGCAGACCACGATTTAAAGGCCGGACAGAGGTTCAATCGCTCTCCGGTGTCCACGACTACCGGGAAACATCGAGGGGCTATCTCAGCGCCAACGGCGGCGGGTGGATGAGGGAATGGGGGATTAATCCTTGTCTGTGGTTTTTCAACACAAGAACTTAGGAAAAATATACATATAATTAAACTTAGATGTGTCGCCATTGTCTTCCTGTAATAGCATTGTGCATAGTAGCAGGATCAACCCCGTATTCCCTTGCCATGCCTCTTGTCGATCCACCAGATTTATATCTTATTCTGCATTGCCTAACTATATCCGATGTCAATTTAGCATGAGTGCATGATTCGCCCGTCTTCATGGTCCCGTGATTAAGACAATCTTTTGTATTATCTGAATATGTTCCCCAATATAAATTGGACAATAAATTATTCTGCCTATTTCCATCTCTATGAAGGACTAGAGGTAAATTTTCTGGATTAGCGATAAATTCTTTAGCGATTAATCTATGTATTCTTTTATAAGTACCCTTTGAATCTTTTCTTAATTCTAGTGATGGATATCCCTCAGAAAGTGAATGTTTCAATATTCTCATTGAAGATATTTTTCTAACTCTACCGAAATCAGATACTTCATATAATGGATAGTCTTTTATAGGTTTCCAAATTTCTGTCATTACTTTCCTCCGTTTAGCCAATCTACCACATCATCGACATCAGCATCAGGACCATTCGCAATATCAAGGCGCTTTTTCGTGACTTCGAGATCATGTTCAGTTTCCTTGTTTGTGACCGATGACTGTCCAGCTAAAAAGGCCGCGTACAATGACGCGGCCTTGGTGATCAGTTTTTCAATTAAGTCCGCCAGCCAATTCATTATTGTGGTTTCGATGGATCTGTTTTTGCAGGGACATCGACATCCGAGAAGAATGTGAAGATCGCCGCGACAACCGCAGCGCCGGCCGTAATGATTGATTCGGACTGATCAGGCGCAACCTTGACACCGACAACCGTCAGAGCAGTAACGATGCCCTTCCATGTTGACGGATAGCGCAAATAATCCAGTGCCTTGAGAAGTAATTTTTTCATGTCGGAACCCCTGTTTTGATTGATCGAATAACCAATCTTAACACATCCTAACGTTTTGGGACAAGCGCGGGGACTTCGCGCGGGCGGAAGAACACATGATTGCCGATCCGGGCAACTGGCCGCTCTCCATCATCCCATTTTGGATCGACCAGTTTTGTCCGGTAATGCGTTGCCCCGTGCGTTGGATCTTTCAATTGCCGATGAATTGCCTGATCAGCAATATCCATGGCCATTTTGAAAACGAAATTATCGCCTTTGATCGAAAGCAATTTCTCGCGGTTTGGATCGTTTTTATTCCAGCATGAAAATTGGAATGGTTTCAGGCAGATCTGGCCGACAGTGCCGGATTTAAATCCAGATAATGCCTCAGCGGTTCCCCACCAAAAACCCGGATGCTGCTGGCATACGTCGAATCGGTTCATGATGACGCTGGCAACGGCCTCCATGCCGGGTATGCCCTCACCACGAGCTTCACCAAAAATTGTACGGGCCAGAACATCAACATCACTCGGCATAATAAATCAGCCCTTGAAAATATAACTGAACAGGAAACCCAATAATCCACCGAACCCGCCGCCAGCCATGCCAATTCCGATAGCCTTATTCTTTGCGGCCTTTAGGTCATCAATCTCGTCCTCAATATCCTCGACATTGCGGCGGATACTTTCGTTCGTCTCTTTTTGATATTGCGTCATAAGGCGAATATTCGTTTCGATGGATGAAACAGATTTATGCAGATCAAGAAGCGTTTTCTCGGTTGTCATTATCTTTCTCCTAACAAAATCCGGATTCTTTGTCCGCTGAGCAATATTTTGACGCGATTATTGATAACGTGATTCGGGAATGAAATCGTTCCCATAGAGGTCATCATATCATGGCCTTCGTGCGCCGCCATAGTCCCGGTGACGACTTGGCCAGATGTGCCGATTGCGGTCATGCTGTCGTGCCCCTCTGTAGCTGCCATAGATCCGGTAACATCCATGAACACGAAGCCCGTAGCGGCCATATTATCGTGGCCCTCGATCGCGTCGGAAGATCCTATAAAATCGGTTTCTCCGGATGCAGATTGATTGTCATGTTGTTCCGTTGACGCCATGGTCCCGATGAATGAAAGGACCGATGGGGCTGACATTGAATCATGGCCCTCGGTGGAGGCCATAGAACCTATAAATGAAACCGCCCCAGACGATGACATTGCGTCATGAGATTCCGTTGCGGCCATCGAAGAAATGAAATTGACGGCCCCCGATGATGACTGACTGTCATGGCCTTCCGTGGATGCCATTGACCCGGAGAAGGCCAGCGCACCAGCAGCAGCCATCGTGTCATGGCGTTCAGTCGCTGCCATTGTCCCCGTCGTCCCGGTCGATGAATTATCGAACCGGGGAACGCCGAATAGACTTAGGCGGGTGACTGTTGCCATGCTTTACACGATTTCAAAGGTGTCGCCGTTTGATGGGGATGCGCCTGATGGTGTCGCTGTGAATGTCAGGAGTTTTGTTGATCCGACGTATGCGGTGATAGCGCATGCCGAGCCAGCCAGAGCGCCCGTCTGCCATACGATTGACCGTCCGACATAAAGACTGTCCGTTGTGCTTGTCAGGCTTGTTGTGGCCTGAGTCGACGACAAGGTGCCGGTGATGGCGTTGGCAACGATGATCTGGTTGGCAACAAGACCACCACCAGATGTCCCGGCTGTGCATGTCAGGCCATTACCAGATGTTCCGCCGGTTAATGTCATGCCATGTTTTCCGGACCCTGTAGCCGTTGAATTTATGCCGTGGCCGTTGGTGGTGGCTATAGATACACCGTCGCCCGATGTTGAGCCGCCGACAATGTTGAAACCGCTACCCGTCGCCCCTGCTACTGCGCGGATACCAGATCCGGTGCCGTTACCTGTTACGACGATACCGTGACCATTCGTCGTTGATTGTGTGATTGTAAGACCAGCAGCAAGCGACATGTTTCCAGTCATGGTCGTTGCGCCTGTAACGGTCAGAGCGGCAAGATTGACGGTTCCGGTGTTTGATCCGTTGATGATGAGGCCACCAGATGCAGCAGCATTTGCGTTCGGCAATGCTGTCATGCCGCCACGAACAGAGTCCTGATTATTCCATGCGGTCAAAGCAATTTCAAGAACGCAAGGAACCATATTTGTCGCGCCCTTTAGGTATATGTCTGAAAATATTCCGGAGGCGATTGCTGCGTTCGGGATGTCGAAGCGATAAATGCCCGGCATATTTGTGGCGTCTACTTCCACAAAGCCACCAGATGAAAATGCTCCTGTGACGGTTTGAGTTGCCAAGGTTATTGCAGCAGAGGCTGCGCGTGGAAGACCATAATAAGCTGTCAATCCTGCCGAGTTATAAGCCAATCCAGTCAGGCCAGCCCCCGTGGTCGATGTTGAATCCTGAATGAAAACATTCACTGTCTGGCTTGTTGATCCCGCTTGAATTGAAAGCTTCATTTTTTCATACCCTAATTAAATGTTGGCACTTCATAACCGACTACTGATGTAGTTGTCCCGGCTGTGTTCTTATTTGCAGTTAAGGTCGTTGTGTTTGTCTGAGTAAGTCTGGACTCAGACTGATCCGGCGTTGTTCCAGTAAATGATGCACCAACATAATTGGCAAAGCTTTTGTTTGTCGCTGCAGATGATATTGTCGCTGTATTGCTTGTTGCGCTAGATACAGAAATGCTGCCTCTTTGAGCATTTGCTAGGACACCACTCACGAATTCAAGAACTGCATAATATGTGGTCCTTGTTGTTGCGTTGGCACTATATTTTGTGATCGTCACGGTGGTGGAGTTTGAAAGCGTAAGATAGGTATTTAATAATGAAATATTACCTGATCCACCTGTAAATCCACCATACGCAATTAAAGAATTTGATGTATTGACGCTAGATATTGTCTGGGTTGTTGTCGTTGACGCCGCTGTATCTGCTGAAGAGAACTGTTGATTTGATTGTATAACACCAGAAGAAAACTCAACAACAACATATCCGACAACGCTAGTTCCGCTATCTCCACTGTTTCTAAATGCTGTCACGGTTGTTGAGTTTGTTAGAGTAACGCCGCACTGAAAAGATGTTGGGTTAGAGACTGAAGAATAAGACCCCAGGAAAAATACGGCAGATCTTGAAGTCGTGACAGATGATATTGTCGCCGTATTGCTCATCGAAGTTGAAGTAATAGAAATCGTACCCTGACGAACTCCACTTACCAAAGAGGATGCCGGATCAATTACAACAGCGTTTATCGTAACTGTATCGCTATTTGAAGCGTTTCTTGTTGCCGTTACAGTGGTGCTATTAGTTAGCTGAACTAAAGCCGTTTGACTGTTATTGGTTGATGTCTGACTTGTCGTTTGTCCTTGATAAATTATAAATGCATTAGATCCAACCCCGGTTATGGTCGCTGTATTTGATGTCGATCCAGATGCAATGGTAATAGACACTTGCTGGATAGAATTTATGTATGACTGTGCGTTACCCTTAAAAAACTGATCGAATCCGCCCGTCAAATCCTGATAACCGATTATGCTCATGACAATGCACCGCCATTTTTGTAGCGGTGCATTTCAATTCTATCCGCTGATTTTGCGAATGACTTCATCCAGCATTCCTTATGGGTTGCCTTCGGTGATTGTCATTGAGGTAACGCTGACCGATGCGCCCGCACTGATGCCGGTCGAGTTCAAGATCAGATCAGCGCCTGATGTTCCGACGCTTCCCTGAATGACTGCTGTACCGCCAGAGTCCGTGATGCGGAAAAACGTTGCTGTTCCCGTTGCGTCTGCACTGCTGTCAGTGGTGATGGCGTTGGCAGTCAATACACCGCCAGATGCACCAGCCGCAAATGGAGTACCGCATGTCAGCTGCGCCAGAACGACCGCTGCACCAAGTGATGCGCCGACGTTTGCCGGAACTGATCCAGAATAAATTTTCACGATACCGGCGTTACCGATCGATGCTGATTCAACATCCATGCGTGCGTTCCGGTCAGTCGTTGTATAGCTAAGCGTCATATTGATTGCCCCCTGTTACGATTACGGTTCCAGCCACGAGTTCGTTCGGGGCCTCGATGAAGTCGAAAGATGCGAGATTGTATCGGCCTTTCAATTGGCCAGTGATTTGAGCGAGAAGGCCGTGGATGTCCTTGACCTGATGTTGTCGAGTATAGCCGTCTGGATAAAGAACGGTGACGCTCAGGAAATCAGATGAAACCAGTTCGCCGACCTCATTCAGACCTTGCTCCTGATCAACATCGACCACGTTCAGGACGAAACTATCGCCCTCCAGTTTAATCCTTTTTGCAGAACCGACAGGCCCCACCGCACCAATAATCTGAACGCCCATTAAAGTCTCCTATGGTTAATTAATATCTGTCAGTCGCATCGTGAAATTGAAATTCCCGCGCATCCGTGTTCGCTGTAACCCATTCTCGTCTATCGCGACAAAATCGTAAACACAAATATTCGTCGGGGTGTCGGAACCGAATGCGGTGTTGAGTGGGACATCTATCGATCCGGTCTGTGATCGCAAGATTGTCATGCCGACGGAGCCGTCTGGTGATGACAAGATAGTGAATCCGGCACCGTTTACGAGAGAAATCAGGGGGCTATCAGGATCAGCAACTTTGGCGGCCCATGACTGGAAAACATCAAGATAAAACTGCCATCCCATAATCGGTATCGGCAGACCGGTCAATTCATCAATAAGATTAAGCTGTTCGTAAAAATCATCCCCGGCGACGCAGGTGAAATTCTGGTTCTGGGTGGATTGAATAATCGGTTGATTTGAGCAGCCCATCTATCCCCCTACAACTTTATGATGAAGTTTACGACAAGGGATGGCTGAACGTTAAGATGCTGGTTACCGCCGCCGCCCGTTGATCCTGATGCAGAACCGCCGCCAGCAGGGTTTGTCGGGGATATGCTTGGAACGCTTGCCCCATTTATAGATTCTAGCTGATAGTTAAAATTCGTTCCGATTGAATTGCCCGATGCAGATTTAGCCATCGATCTGACGTTGTCAGGAGGATATCCGCCGCCGCTGGAGCCTGTGACATTCGCGACAGTAAAATGGGTGTGATCAGGTATTGCGATACCGATACTGACATTCGGTAATTGAGAATTATCAAGGACAACATTTTGCGCGCCGCCCGATACGCCCAGAACCGTTCCCGTGATCCCGCAACCGCCATCGGTAATAAGGCCAAGAGTTCCGGCCCCACCCATGGCGTCTCGACCGATGCTGACCACACATCGTTTGTCACTGATCGGAAGCTGTTTATTTGCGTTGAAATCAGCCAGAGCGGATGCGCCCCTACTTGATGCGGCCCCTGCGCTCGTCAGGATTGGCCTGATGCTATTTGGGAAATCTGTCCAGATCTGCATGAATAGGGCCAGCGTATCGGCGTTGGCGCGGCCTGTGGCGTTGCTGGTAGCGTTCCCGACTGTCTGGCCGTTTGCCCATAGCCAACCACCAGACGGTAATGTTGCCCCGTGGAATTCCCAGACAGTGCCGGTTGGTACAGTGAACGATGAAAAAGGCGCCCATTTCGTATCATCGGTTGGAAGCGCGGTATTCGTACCGACAAGGGAATAATAAACGACGCCACTATATCGGACAAAAGCCCATTGATCGTAAGGGTATGGAGAGCCATTATTATCCGAAGTGGTAATAAAATCAGGGAAGCCATGGGTTTGGTACTGATTTAGGGCATCCGTGACCACGTTGAAAAGGTCATTGACGACATCGCGTTCAGGATATCGGACCCCCGGATCGCCCGGATCTTCCTGATAAGGAACCGTAAATCCATCGGTATAGGAGACGGCACCGCTTGGCTGTGATGCTTCCGGTACTGCCGTTTTATCGCCAGCCGTTGCAAACGGAATCCTGAAGAAATATGCCATTAAAACCTCATGTCGGTGGAACGATCACATAATCAACGGCAACCCCAGCCGGTCTAGGTAGTATGTCATACCTATCGAGGACATAAAGGAATTTTGCGTCAGGCTCGAAACCGAAGACATAGGTCGCCGTCATATCCAGATTATCTTCGACCCAGATCGGACCCTCATCGGCGAAAAGATAATTCATGAATTTGTTAATTTCTGTGACCGCGCCGCGCGTGGTGATTTGGAAATACCGCATCTGCAGCAACTGCCGGGCCTGCGCAACCTCCAAAGTCACCGCCCCGGATCGTGCCGGCGCGAAGTTTCCATGGGTAAAGTTTGCGTGCAGATCACCGAAACCCCATCCGATCTTGTCAGGAGCAGGCGGCGTGTTCACAACGATGATGGGGAGGTCGAGGATGATCGACCAGACAGTCAGGCCGAAATCGTTGGCGGTCTGTAGGTTGAAAACGTTGTCAAACCAGTTCTGCCAGAAATCACGCTGGTTTACATTGTACCAATCCTGTTTCTGTTGCAGAAGGGATTGCAGATTAACGGCGTCATTTCGCTGCCATAATATAGCTTTCAACAGATCAACCGAATAATCAAATTCCTGAATCGTACTCAAATCAATATCACCTGAATGTCAGATTCGATGATGGATGCTATTTCGTCCAGACCGATCGGTATTTCATTGCTGGAATAGGAATCGCCATCGGTATCGAGGATTGTGGTCTCAATTTTTTGAACATAAATTCCCGGTGTTTCACGATTAACAGCCCCGGCAAGTTCGAAGCTGGAAACGTTGGCACCGACAACCAGACCGGCCTCACCTTCGAGCAGACCATTCGCATAATCTAAAATCGCCTGTTTCGTCGCCGTCGTCGGGTTTATAAGGGCGGTGTTTGCATTGACGTATGCCTTGACACCGATATGGATTGTGCGGGGCCGGGCGAATTTGACGTTATAAATCTGGCCGCTTGATGGGTCCGTGACGTTTACTGATTCCGTCCCATTCCAGTTACAGCCAAGAGACTTGTTTGCCAGCAATGCCGTGGCGATATCGGTATTTGTGCCGCCGTCAACGCAGACATAAATACTGTTTTTCAGCAGGAAAATCCCGTCAATCGTGGCGTCTGTCCCTGTTTCGTTTTCTCGGAATGAAAGGCTTCTGACCTCGGGAACGGCATAAACTGCTGAGATAATGGCTTCGGATAATGCGACACCCTGCAATGCGAGGGTGACTTTCCGGAGCGCACGAAGGTTTTGATCGGTCTGTTGCGTGGTTCCCAGAATTGCGTCATCGGCGTTATTGATGGAATCCCATCCAAGGACGGCTGAAACGATTCCGGTGAGCGTTCCGGCCAGCGCGGGGACAGGACCGAAATCAACGCTTTGGAATGTGACCTCGCCATTGCCGGACCCATCCAGCGTCACGGATTCGGTCGACACAAACTCTAGTCCATCCACGGTTTTTGCAATTGATGCCTCCGGAATGATCGTGGCCGCAACGCCCGTGACCTGTGCGAGAACATAGGATTTGGTTGCGCTGTCCCGTTCAAGGCCGGTCAGTGCGCAAATACCGTCCAGAAATACGCCGCCAGCGATGTTTGGGTTGATCTGATTGGCCAGCGCCGCGTTATTCCGGACAACCGCATCACGGGCCAGCGTTTCGCCTACAACAAGGGCTCCTTGGGGGGTGCTTGGGGAAACCACGAGATTTGCACCAAACGTGGTCTTATACTCATCCTCGACACCGGTCAAAATGACAGCGGTATCTGGAACAATGGTTCCGGTCGTATTTATGTACAGATAATCCTCAGCCATTCAATGCAGCCCTTCCATAAATCGTGCGGATCGTCGCGCTATAGGTAACGGTATTATTCTGTGCCGAAGCCGCCAAATCTTCAATCTCGATTACGCCCGGGACTGCGCGAATCGCTTTCCGGACATAAAATTCAAACTGCGCGATGTTCGTGGCATCCGTCCAGATCGTCTGGAAGTTGGCGACACCCTCATCAAAGGCCAGAACCATTTCCTGAAACTGAGCCTTTGCAGCCGATGCGCAGCATTGCAGGACGGCCTCTTGATCGGAAACAATTGCCAGATTTCCATCTGGTCCGATGAAAATATCATTATTCTCGTTCTGGGAAAATGAAAGGGTCAAGGGTTTGGCTCTCCTGTGTTTCCGCCGCCCGGCACAACGCCGTCATGGGTGTGTGTTACCAATGATATCGCATCAGGGCCGCCGAGAACATCCACCGTCGCACTCATCGTTCCGTTAAATGTGGCGTATTGTCCATATGCTGGATTGGTGCCGGTAACGATGGGCCCTGTGCATTCGATCAGGGGAGCATCCAGAACGATGCGGGCGTCGGAGGTGATCTTTACACGGTCCGGCCAGATAGACACGCGCTGGGTCCCGTCAAGCGTCTGGATGACCATATTTTCGGTATCCTCGCCATCAATGGTGTATCCGGTCAAAACGGACGGGAAAAAGACGGCATCTTCGAAGGTGTGCATACGGTATGTGTTCGGGCCGACCTCCGAAAAGCTCTGCATGAATAACGAAATATCCCGGTCATTGGCCTTAATAAATCCGACATCCCCGGGTTTGAGATTGAAATTAACCATGAAACCGCCCGCACCGATCTGGAAAACGGGAACGGCAGCCACCTGTGCGCGTGATATTTTCTGGTCGTTCGTGTTCACCATCATGATTAATGGCTGGACGGTGGCGAGGTTTTTCGTGCGGTCGAATGCGATAACCGTGGCCGGGAGCATGTCGTCCAGATGCATGAGGAATTTTTGCAGAACGGTGTTCATGGTGCCGGTGAGGCTGCCCTGATCCGATGAGTTTACTGATGGAGGTGCGTTTGTCATGAAATCCTCGTTGCGCAGGCTATCCAATAAAAATTTGTGTCGCGGTTGGCGATATCAAAGCCAAGCTGATCTATAACATAAGTGCCATTCACTGTCGGATAAATAACCGATGTGATCTCTAATGCGCTTCCCAGAGTGGTTTCATTATCGAGCAGGAATTTAACCTTGATGCCCTTTTCATTCAGCTCGGGAATACCGATCATCCCGCTATCAAGATTTAATATTCTTGTCCGGCCAGAAAGCGGCACGCCGGCGTCTTTGACTACCAATACGTTATCATCGACATAAACATTAAAATTACCCATCTGTTGCAATTTATTGACCTGACCAAGCGCGGCGCCAGAATAGGAATAATTTGAAATGTTGAGATTGTTCAGCGTCTGGAAATCAAGGCTGCAACCGATCGATGCGGCCACTGACTCGCAGACCGTACTGAATTTCGCCTGTGCTGGCTGGTTTGTTGCAATGATGTTTCCCTTATCGTAATTCGATGTCAGGGCGTTCAGGGTTAGGACAATATCAGGCGGCTGTGAAACCTGACCACCGCTATTGCTATCTGATGTTTCTGATTTGTTTTTTGCATCTTTATTAGGAACAGAATTAGGATTTTTTGGCGTGCCAGATGTGACGATATCGCCCACAAATATTTTGGTTGTTCCATACGATACGCGCCCGGCCTCAACGATCAGTTTTTTCGGCGTCGCGTTTTTATTGAACGGGCTTGTTTCAGTGAGGATGTAATTGCGCGTTGCTTTGTCGAGGTTCGCGATTTTGACCTGACATTCATTCTGGTTCTGATTGCTGTATTTTGTACCCGTTGCCGATATCGCAAGATCCTCATAATATTTGATCTGGCCGTCGATTTCGATACCGACGCGGACAATTCTAGGATCAAGTTCATCAGCCATTTCATGTCGCCCTTATCGTTAATAGTTCGGCGGATGAAACGTAATATAGGAACTGGCTGACACCAAACTTATCGTAATAGATCAGGTCATCATTAATGTTGGTGATGACAAAGTTTCCGGACTCCTCATAAAGATAAGGAATAATTCTGAATCCTGCAGTCAGGCGAACGCTGTCCAATATTTTCACATTGTTCCGCGACATGGTGAGACCCATGATCCCACGCGATTCCTTGATGACGATATTATAGAGATTGTTATCCAGTCTCACCGAGAAAGATTGATTTGGAATTGGCTGGATTTCTATCTGTCTCATCGGCCCCTCAGCGCGTCAAAAATAACAGCGGCCCCCGATTTGTTTGGGTCTGTTTCAACTACTTTCGTCTGCTGGTTTCCTCGCTCCACGGTCGAGGCCTGTGTTTTGTCGGCAACCTTCGAAGGTGGCAGCATACCGAATTGAGCCGTGATAAAAAACACCTCTTTCATTTTGATGATGATCTGGATTGCATCAAAATAATCCGGGTTTTCTTCATGGGGAATTTCACTGATCAGCATGTGTTCGTATGATGCTGTCTTGCTCTGGACCGTAAGCAACCCGGCGTTCTGATAGATCTGTCGGATCTGCTGATATACCGAACGATAATCCGGGGACTGGATGACGCAAATATATTCGATTTCAATGGGGTTGATTATGCGGTGGTCTGTGATTGTGGCGCCAGTCTCGACCGGATGTTCCATGACCTTGGCTGTTTCGCTGATGGTCAGCTTAAGGGGTCGAGCCTTCTCAAACACTTGCGTGAAGGTCTGATCGAAAATTGCGACCTGATCGGCGGATGCATTAGGAACCAGAAGATCGGTGAAAGGCATTAGGAGCGCCTCCCGTCATCGGCATTGTTTTGCGCGTTGAACATCTGGCGTTCTAAAGATGGGCCGAACGTATTGGCAACACCCGCGCCATCCGTGGCCTGTGTCTCAATGTTTACCTCACCGATTGACAGGTTGTAATCCTTGCTGACCGGGGCATTGCTGACGCTGTTCGACATGATGCTATTGAGTGGCGTTTGTCCGGCCTGCATAAGTGCCGCTTTACCCGTCAAAATATTGCTTATGTTCTCATCATGCTGGCTTGAAACTCCAATTGATTTCTTTCCGCCGCCGAACATATTTGCAATCGCATCACCGACCTTTCCGACCCAGCCGAAAAGTTCTTTGAACTTGTCGATAACCCACGAAACAGCTTCTTTGATTTTATGAAACACGCGCAGGGTAATACTGTCATGTCCTCTGAATGCCGCCCATACGTCTTGAATGACGAGGGCCAAAAGTAAAAGGCCAGCAATAATTGCAAGCACAGGCCAAAGGCCAAATATGAATTTTGCTCCCATCCATAAGGCGGCGCGCCCAGCGTAAAGCATCATTCCGGCTGCAAGACCAAGGGCAATACCGAATGTTTCAATGACGCCATGATTGCGCTGCAACCACCCAAAAAAGCTTGCCAACTTTTCAACTAAATAAGTTAAAGGCGGAATAACATAGTCGCCAATAGCCAATCCAACAGATCGCAACGCCTGATGAAGATCATCGTTTGCATCTTTCCATTTCTTTGCAAGGATTCCCTGCTCTGTTGTAATTGTCCCGAGTTCCTTGGAACGCCTTATAAGGGTTTCAATCCCACGGCTTCCCTCCTGCAATAGCTGGATAGTCCCTTTGCTCAGTCCGAGTTTTCGACCAAAACCAAGGGATTCCTTTTTGCTCATACCCTCGAATTGTTTTGCAATTTCTTTGAATAATTCTAGAGGTTCTTTTGCCTTCCCGCTTGCATCCAGCATATTTATGCCGAGTTCTTTGAAGAATGGCGCGACCCTAGATTTTCCTGTGACGTCCATTGCCGCCATGTTTGCCGATAATGTCTGGATATCACCAGCAAGCTCTTGCGCTGACCCGCCTGATTTTTTAGCGGCATCTCCCCACGCTGTTAGCTCTGAAATATTACCGTCGATTGATTCAGATACATCTTGCATATCCGCAGCAAAACTCTCGGCAGCGAACATGTTAGATAATACAGCGCCAACAGATACAAACGCGGCGATGGCCCCAGCAGCCTGCAATGCTACTGCATGGAAAGATTGTCCGATCTTCTGCGTGGCGATATCGGTGGTGTTTAGTTTCTTTTCGAGGTTGTCATTGGCCTTCGTAAATTCGTCAACCTTCTTCTTCGCCGGATCGGTGTCGGCGTCAAAAAGTATGTAAAAACTCTCAAGTATTGAAGCCATTACGCCGCCATTTTCTCAATGCTAAATTCTTTGTGGTGCTTTTCTCTGGCTAATATAGCCGCGTTATTAGCTTCCTCTATATCTTCGAAATATCCTATTAAGAATTGTTTCTTATTTTTTGTCAGCCTGACATGCCACTTATTCATCATCCGGCACCAAGATACGTTTTTATATCCAGAGGTGTTGTTTTTCTGCGCCCCACGATTGCACAAATTGTCTGAAGTTTTTGCATCTCTAAGATTTGAAAATATATTATCAGACCGATTACCGTTTCTATGGTCGATATCGTATTTTGGATATGAGCCAGTTACATATAGCCAAGCCAGCCTATGCGCTAAATGAATATCGCCATCTATCAATATTACACGGTATCCGATGGCATTTATTCCACCGGCTATACAACCCGCCTTAATCTTTCTTGAATTTGTTGATATGCGAATAAAAACGCCAGTATCAGGATCGTAAGATACGACCTCTTTGAGCCTTTTCTGCGTCAAATTATCTCTTGTTTTTCTCATTACCGTTTCCTGTTCGCGTGTTTCATAGCCAGATGTTCATTAAATTTCTGGGTCACAATCGACTCGTAAATCAGGAAGGCATCCTCTAGGGAGTATTGGTGCTTGAGGTCGTAGAGGCTGGCGCGTCCTTCTGCGATGATTGAGCCAATAAATCCATCGCAATTTTTGAAATCAACTGTGGGATGTTCTGCTTGATAGCCTCGAAGAAAGTCGAGGCTTTTCCATTCCCGAAAAAAGAGCAGTTATATTCGATCATGGCCGCCTCCAATCTGGCAAGGTCTTCCCATGAATGGACGTGGTTATTGATCAGGGCTGCGGTTTTAAGGTTGATCCGGTTGCCGGCATCATCAACGGCATCAACATAGGCCATCAGTTTGAACATGATGGCCTCATTGACCTTGTAATCGCCAAGCTTCGGCATTCCACTGATCGGGTATTGCGTGACGATCTCGCGTGCGGGAATAGCCGGGATTTTCGAGATGATGTAAGTCTTCTCGCCACCGGCTGCTGTTGGGATGGTGATTTCTTTTTCTTCGATCATACTGTGAAGATGCTTTCTGCGCCGGTGTTTGTTGTGACCATATTTTCGTGTGCCAGAACATAAGTTTTCGATTTCAGACGTCCAGCCGATGCCACAGAATTACCGAACATTGCGTCCGTGATCTTACCGTTGCTGAGAGTAACGGTCCGGCCATCTGGATAGATGATGTTAGTGGTGATGATGTCGCGGGCGCTGTTTTTACCTTTACCGACACGATTTGCTTCGGCCAGAACAGCGAGGTTTAAATCATCCTCGCTCCCGGCGACGACATTCAGCGTGCATGGCAGAGGAGTTGCCTTCGACCATGTCACCAGATCGCCATTCAAACCCATTGCCTTGTCCGCAATCTGGATGCTGGTCAGATCAAGTGGATCAGCATCATCGGCGAATTGCGTGATTGTAACGCCCGAAGGGAACGTGACGCTTGCAATGATTTGTACTTGAAGGCCGAAGCCTGAGATGTCTTGCATTTTTGTTGCTCCCTAATGCGTTAAATCAGAATGTGTGTGCCTTCGACTTTGCGGATCGCATCGTCTTTGGAATAGATGAGAGTGTAAACAGCCTTGTATTCAGTGCGGCTATCCGTGGTCACATAAGACTGAATCACGCAATCCAACCAGTAACCGATGTTCTGGACCTGATGCCATGCCAATTCGTCCCCAGTAATTTCTGTGATGTAAAGCTTCTGCTGAATATTCAGGGCCTTGCCGATGCTGATCGTGCCGTTGAACAGGGCGGCATTGATGACTGATTGAACCGTCGCCATCAGTTCGTTGCGGCCTTGAGTGTTTGCCGATACGCGGGCCTTGGCCAGCAACAGGGCCATGATTGCGGAACCGGCAGCGTCTTTCAACCACTGTTCATTCGCATAAACGTTCATATCGACCGGATCAACGGAAAGACCGGAAAGAGTTCCGCGCTGATAGAACTCAACGATCTGACCGGCGGTTTGTGTGCGTCCATAGTAGTTTACGCGCAGGGCGTCATAGGTGTTTGCGTCGGCGTTCGTGGTGACGCTTGGTGTCAGTGTCGCCTGTTGGAACATGTAGTTCTGGACGCTGTTTCTGGCCTGATAATTCGTTGCTGCCAGAATAGCCATAGGGAGCATCTCAGGATATTCGGTGGATATAGGCGCCAGTGTCAGTCCTACACCAGATAGGCCAATAACTTCTGAATTTATGTCAGAGGCATTGGATGATGTTACACGGATCATGTACTGGTATTTAACATTCTGTAGGTCGTTCCATGTTGCCGCTTGCGCGATTTCATCCGTGGTCAGTGTCGGCATAAACAGGAAGGAACCGAAGTTATCGGATGCGGCGCTTGATTCGTCCAGCGTATCGGTAATGCTTTGCGCATCTGCACCATCACTGAGAATTGCACCGGTCAGCCAACCAAGCTGGCCCGCGATGTCAGTCCCGCCTGTACCGGCAGCGATTGCGATTACTGCGTCACCAACGGCACCGCCGACAAAATCGAAGCTTCGGCGTGTTGAGTTCCACACCACGGTTGCTGCGGTCCATAGTGATCCGACAGATGCGCTACGGATAGCGGCCTGAATGATTGCGGCCACAGCGGTAAGGCTTCCGGCACCGGAGAAGTTCAGACCGGTGATTACTTGAGTGTTTGGCCCGATATCACTGTCTTCGCCGAGGGTGATCGAGAACGAACCCGATGTAATTGCGTTCCATGTCGCAACTGCCTGAACACCCGGCCTGCCGTAAATCTGAGGCGCTACATCGGCGCTGACGTACCGGGCATAACTGATCTTTTGTGGACGCTGAATATTCTTGCTGATGAAACCGAAATAGAATGCGGCGCGTGCATATTCATCGGATGACGTTCCGAAATAGTCGCCAACATCTGCGGCGCTTTCGAACTCAGCAAACGAACCAGTCGGCAGAAGTGGATTTGTGGTGAACAGACGGGCGATTAAATCGCGTTGACGGACACCTGCACCGGCACCAACACCTGACGTAATTTCAACATAGCGCGAAAAAGAAATGCTCATGGGTAAATTCTCCTAAACCCTTTTAATGTTAAATTCTTCTGTGGTGATGACCGGGCTTTCAGAGATTATGACCTGAGCATGGGTCAATGTAAAGTCGAACGAAGGCTCGTACTCAAAACGCTCGCGGTCATCGACAAAAGGAATGTTTCTGATTTCGCTGATGCGTAAGATTCCGACGCCAGCAGTTTGGAATGCGCCTCGACCGGCATCGCCCTGAATGATGGACGCCACGATGTTCACGATATCATTCGCCGTTAATTGCGTGACGTTTTTCGGATTCTGTGTGGCCAGCGCATTAATCTGGAATGTGGATTCATACCATTGTTCCTCGGTGTGAATCATTTTTTGCTGGTCTCGGTCCCAGACAGATTTCCTTTTCAGGTATCCGTAACGGTGATCGGGCAGCTTGTGGAAATAGATTGTCGGTTCTGTATCGGCACCCTGATTCGTCGGCTGGTAGGATTGTTTTACAGGAATTGCGGTGTTTCCAGTGAACCCGCGCATGACAAGGCCCGCATCGATCACGGATTTAATCAGGATATTTAGCTCATTATCATACATTTTCGCCGCTTATCTGAACGCAAAGGACGCTCTCCCAGCCGTCAATATGCAGCCAATCGACCGCCGATAATACCTGAAATATCTGGCCACAGAATGTTATCTGATCGCCAGAACAGTCCCTCTGGATATCCAGCATGTCGAGCGGGGCATAAAACATTTTGTAATTTTTGTTCAGATCCAAACCGTATTGCTGGTAGACATTGCGCGGAACGGCCTGCAGGCTGCCCCTGATATCTTTGGCGGCGGCATATTGTGCCACCTCATATCCGGCTGAGTTTGTCGTCCGGCCAATGAACCGGTGATAGGCCACGGTTTGCGGCTGAATGACCCTCAGGGCTAAATTCAAAATATTCCCACCCGGCACGCGCATTATTTCGTTTTCTCCACGTTGAACGTCACCGCATCGAACATGGCTCCGGTATCGATTAGGGGTTTTATGGTCCCCTTGCTCTTGCCCTGTGCGGCGCGGCGGACGCGTGATTTGATTGTGGCCTCTTTGAGTGCCGGGCTATAAATCGAGGAGATTGTTTTCTGAATCTCGCCAGCCGCGTTCCCGGAAAGCTGGGTGAACACGTCCTGCATCGTGGCTTTACCATTGAGGACGGCAAGTGATCCCTGCTTGGCGGCGTTCGTCCATGCCGCCTGATTGCGCCTGATTGTGGGTTCCATGATCGGCCGCGGGGGGATGCCGCCTGCTGCATAGCCGTAGTTTTGAATGGCTGCGATATATGCCATGGGGGTTCCGTTCGCGGTCTTTGATGATTCGAACCATCCCGCCTTTCCCTGATACCCGTTCATCCCCTCAAGGATAACCGCCAGCTGCTTTGCTGATACCGGTCCGGGTGTGCGGGTGACGGTAACCATTTAGAACCTGCCATAAGCTTTGCGGAAGGCTGAAATCTCGCAGCTGCCGCCAGTGTACCAGCCGCCGACGCTGTTGACTTGTAACAGGGCCAGAAGGTTCATGCCGTATGGGTTGAGTCCGAGCCACCATTGCCATTGATTCGGCTGCGGGGCGACGGTCAGGGTGACGCTGATTTTGTCGATTGTGGCCGCATTGACGAGGCCCGGGGTTTCACCGGCGCGGACAAGGGCTTGAAGGGCGGCAAGGTGGGCGGCCATGTAATTAATGGCAAGCGCGCGGCGTGGACCATTCAGCCAGCCATAATTGCAATCCGAGACATAGGCCGTGGCCGTGATCCAGAACGCTTCGATTTGTGCATTGGTAAAGTTATTGCAGTCCAGCTCGGGAAAGAGGGCGCGGAAGGCCGCAGCATCGAATTCAATTACGGCCATCCGTCACCTCTAGAATCTGCGTTCTGCTTTCCCTGTCATCGGCTTTGCGCCGTTGTGGTCATCGCCGTAATCGTCTGGAGTGATCGGGGCTGATTCGTCTCTTGCTTCCATGCCGGCAGCGGCCTTGTTTGGATCGCTGACGGATGATTTGGCAATCTTTACGAAGCCGCGTTTCATGTGGTTTTGGAAGTTCTGATGTCCCTTGAGGAATTCCAGTTCTTCATTTGTAACGGAAGTGACAACACCCTGAGGAGTTACAAGATGTTTTCCGGCTACATTCGCACCGCCAGCGATGGTGACTTTTTTATCCACGATTGGGATATCACCACCGCCTTTGCGGTACGTTGCATAGGTATTATTGTTTGTAAGCGTCGAAATGATATGTGGCAAATTAACTCCTTACGGGGTTGCGTTTGAGATACCAGTCCTTCTTACCACAGCGTATGGACGTTTGCACATCACACCGGCTGTCGCGTTGGAATAATCCTCAAGATAACCTTTCGCCTTTTGCTCCACGCCGACAACCATGAATTTTGCCGGGACAACTTGGATGAAGGTACGGCCATCATCGGTCGAGTTATCCTGAACGGTTTCAGCGTACATGTAGAACACGCCTTCGCCGCCATTGGCATCATCAAGCTGTGGAGCCGAAACGATACGGGTTTTCGGATAGGTCTGGGTGATCCAGTTGCGAACCGAAATTCCAAAATCGCTGGTTACGGTCAGGAAGGTGACCGCGTTTGTTGCGATTGCGATGGTGATCGGGGTGACTTCTGGGTCAATCGTGTCGCCGGACTGTGTGCGCAGGGCGGAGTATGCTTCGCGCAGATCGGCGGTGATTTCGAGGAAGGTTTTCTCGGACCAGTTTGTTGAACCACCGGTGCCAGATGCAGGGACGCTGACATAAGCTGGAAGGGATGGATCATTCAGGAATCCGTAGGTGCGGCCTGCGCCATCATTGTAGCCATAGAAACCAACGGCATTACGTTGAATTTCAAGGGCCAGTGTCGATGCAGCACGTTTGGAAGCATCACTCGAAACACGCATACGACCAGCGCGCGCGGCTTCCAGTTTACCAACCATCATGCCTTCTTCGAAACGAACGTTGGTACGGCGCTCGAAGTTCACGTTCCACGATGCCAGAGGGACGTTGGTATAGTCGCCATAAGGAACGGCTGTACCGGTCAATTCCATGACGCCTTGAACGACTTCTTCGTCTTCCCATGCGCCTGCAGTCATGATGCCGGTCAGGTCATCGATCTTGCGGGCCTGAGTGATGACATTAACGAAGCCCGGCAGCCAGTTTTGAAGGAACTGAACCGGAGTGTTGATCGAACCGGTTGTGATCGTTGGCTGCAGAGCGTCCATCGCTTCGGATGGCAGAGCCGTAATCATCGAATCCAGAGCGGCTTCATCAAGGCAAATGCCCAGACGAGCAAGCTTCTCGAAACCTTCGACCGATTTCAGTTTAAGAGGGCCTACATCACGAGCATCGATGGAGGAGTGAATAACAGATTGTTCCATAAATTAGTCTCCTGACTAGGTTGAAGCTGGTTCGCTGTTGAATGTCTGCAGAGTGATTACCGCGAGGCCGGAGCCTGCATTGTAACGGTCAACCTCTGCGCCTGAGATACGACGCGAACCGCCCGGAACCGACGCGTATGGTGCGATGGTTGCGAGTACGCCCGTGGTGGTGTTGAAGATAACCCAATCGCCGATGTTCGCCGGGGCCGCTAGGGTTACGACCATGGTGCCCATTGTCACGAATTCGGCTGTGACGTTGTTTGCCAGTGTCAGGGTCGGAGCAAGAGGACCGCCGCCGACTGTGCCGTATGAGGCGTAGCTTTTCGGTGCAGCCAGAATACCGGCAAACACACCAGTACCGCCGGCGCGCATTTTGCTTGGAACTTCTGGCAGGCTGCCATCTGTACCATCATTGATCGTAAACGCCCGGCCAATAACGTTGTTTGCGGCATCTCCTGAGTTCAGCAGACCCGGTTGCGCGCGGGTTGGACCATCGAGAAAGAGTTCCCCGACGACGCCAAAGCCCATGTTAGTTTCGACTGATCCTTGGAAGCTCATTATTTTTTCCCTTCAATGTAAGCGTCAATTTCATCGTTCTTTGCGCCGTCCATTGCTGCGGCTGCTTTTGCGGCTGGCGATTTGTGTTTGATGCCTTCAAGGAAACCGTCGAGAGCTGCACGTTCCTGACCTTTTTCGCATTTGATTTCCAGCTTCTCAACGCCATATTCAGCGACTTCGTTGAGGGTTTTTTCAGACGCATCGAACGTGCCGATATGCGGACCGAGTGCTTTTGCCAGCGCATCACGCTTGGAAATCTCGCCCATCAGGGTTTTTACGCCGTCTTTTTTCAGGGTTTCGACTTCACCTTTGAGGCTGTCCAGAGCGGTTGTTGCATCTGCGAGAGCTTTTTTGTCTGATTCGGCGGCGTCCATAGCGGCCTTTTCTTTCTTGGCGTCCTCAGCCTTTTTCTCCTCGGCTGTCATGTCCTCGTCTTTCTTGGCCTTTTTCAGATCCTCGAACGAGTCCAGAGCCTTTGTCAGAGCTGCGGTTGCGGCATCAACAGTTTTGGTCAGGGCTTCGATCTTGCCGTCCTGAGCCGTCACTTTGTCGGCGATTTCTTTGAGTTCCATTTCATTTCCCTTGTTGTCAGTGATTTCAATGCTGTCGAATGCAAAATTGTGGTCGAGAACTGACACGTCGCAACGGGCCTGATCGACTAGGGCGAGGTGATTTCCCCTCAGAGTGCGCTGGACGTAATCGTATGCTACGCCTGCGAAGGTTCCCGGTTCTTTAACGAACTTGCACCGGTAACCAAGTGAGAGATCCTTTTTGCCGTTTTTGATACGCTTGGCAAGGCTCTCACTGAAAATCTTAAGATTAGCGTACAGGACCCCATTCCGAAAATCAACTGCGTCGCCAATGATGCCGTGAACACCCTTGCGCTCGGCAGGGGTATGGCCGTCCTCTGACGGACCTAACATCGTATGATCGTCAACGATTGGAAGGTGTTTGAAGCTGTCTAAACATTCAGGATCTGCCAGTTCTTCGGCGGGGCGGTAGACTTTGTAAAGCTTGTTTGGATCTTCGGCACCCGGCAAGCTGGACCCGCGATATTCGAAAATCCCTGATCTGGATATGGGATTCGAATCAATGGTCATGAAGCCATTGCGGTCGATCTTCTTGGCCGAATCATCCATTGCATTGTATTCGTCTTCGCTGATTCCGGCCTCCTTGTAAGCGATCGCGGCAGCCTGCTCTTTTGATCGTCCTGATTTAATCAATTCCGCGATATTGGCTGAAACGGTTTCTTTATCGGAACCTTTCTTAAGGGGCATTTTCATCATCTCCAAAGGTTATTACGGGGATGGCCTTACAAGTGCAATTGATCAAATCACCCGGTTTTCCCCGAACTTCCGGCAGTGACCCTGTTGCATACTGTATCACCGGGGGGTCGTCGTAAGAATAAATATTTCCTGACATCTGGACATGGAGGGGTCGGGGTTCACGGTCGCCTGCGCTGTGCAGCCACTCGTAAGATTTCACACCACTGGCTTTCAGACGTCCAGTATTGAAATTATTAAACGCCTTCCGGGTCTGGTCGGAGGCAATAAGGCGGGCGCGTCTTTCGGTGATCCCCTTTTGCTTTTCAAAGAACGGAATTAAGTCCTGCATGCCATTGCCAGTGGTGATCGACCGCATGACTGCGCCCTCGATCTGGGTGAAATATTGGCGCGGGATTGATTTGATCAGGCTGACGTTTTCCTGAATGGACGCTGAAAGGACCTGTTTCATCGGTGCGGTAATCATCGATGTTTTCAGTGACATCCCGCCGGATAGCTCTTTGAGGCTGGCATGCAGAGCTGTCTTGCTAGCTTTGTCGGCACCGTTGACCATGGATTCCGCGAGGGGGCGGGCTTTGCGATTGAACAGCTGCTCGAAGTTTCGGGTCAGTTCGCCCATGAGGATCTTGGCTTGGCTGGCAATCGTTGCGTCCATAGCCTCGAAATAATCTTTGCCAGTCGGTGATTTGAACAGGGCCTCAATGCGGCGCTGCGTGGTTCGCGTCATCTGCTGGATCAATGCGTCCATCTTGGCGCGGTATTTTATCTCAACAACTGACGGATGATTGAGGGGTGTTCCGCGCAGGACTTGCGGCTTGTTCTGGTCGACATGTTCCTGATGCTTTTTCGTGAGGCGTAATTTATTCCGCTTCATTGTCATCAGGCTCCGCAGTTTCATCTACCTCTGGAGCTTCGGGGATTTCATCGCTGATCCCGTTATACCCGCTGTCAGGATCGGCAATGACACGGCCTCGAATATCTTCGCCATCGATCGCGCCCGCCGTAACGAGAAGCGCATCTGTTTGGGCCTTGGTGTAATTGACGGTTGCCTGTTCTGCTGCTGTCATGCTGTCGAGTGTTCCGAACGACACGCCTGTGCTGAATGGCTTGATACCGAATTTGGGAGCGATGTAAGAACGCATGACCAGAAGGTGGTGACGGTCAAGAAGGGGTTTCGCCTCGTGTTCCTGAATTGATTCAAGTTCTTCGTGATAGCTGGATTCCTCGTAGTCACCCGTGGAGTTGAAACCCTTTGGAACGGTGCCGAGTAATTTTGTGGCCGGTACGTTGGCAGCCGACGCGACGAGCTGGTATTGCGTCATGATAACGGCGTCAAGATCTGCAAGGCTGGTGTCGAGTTGCGTGACCTCCTCATCCAAACCGATAAACAATTTTCCGAAGTTATCGCGCAGTTCGTTTTGATACAGGGCACGCTGTTCGAACTTATCCTGATTGGCCAAAGCTTGAGCGATATCCACCTTCTGGACATTGAGGCGTTTTGTCATCGCCAGCATCGGGGCCTCGTTTGCGGTGCGTTCAGATGCATAGACGCGTTCATAAATCTTTTGCGGAACCGATATACCGCCGTAAATGTAGGATGGCTTCAAAACGTCTGCCAGTTCGCTGTTACGCGCAATGATGAGATGGCTGCGGTGATAACGGACACCATTGATTCTCCACCATGTCGGCTCGTAGAAATACATCGATGCGGGATTGCCAACGGCCTCTGCGTCAAGCTCCGGGGTAATCCAGTACGGATCGACCTGAGAGATTCCCTTGTAGCTGCCCGGTGTGACGCCATCCGGGTTGAACGGGTTCTCGTAATAATCAGGATCAGTGCTTTCGACAATCGGCAGGGCGATGCGAATCCCGAACACGCGGTTCATCCGGATAAATTCTTCGACCTGCTTGTCTATTTTCATCAACTTGTCGATGCGGCTCATTTCCTCAAGCGGTTCTGTCAGGTCTCCCTGAGCGCTGTCGGTTACCGTGATGTCGTACCCAACCCGGATAGCGTCGCGCGCAGGCATGGAACAGCATTTATCGACCAGCCAGTTCTGGGCAATCATGGCGCAGGCTTGGTATCCAATGAATCCTTGGCTGCCGTACCAGAAGAACTGCGCATCCGGGACGCCAGATTGCCCGGCGTAGAATGTGGGCTTGAGGGCTGTCGAGGAATCCATGGCCTCGCCTGTGCGGGCGGTGGCGTGGACCTTATCCAAACTCACTTGGAACGTTTTGTTGAAAGCCTCGATAATGGCTTTGCGGCGATCTTTGAAAATGGAAATCGGTACATCGGTCGAGAAAAAACCGGTGCGATTAGGCTCCGGCTGTTTATCCTTCGGTTTGTCTTTTTTCCAAAACAAGTGGCGGCCTCGCTGGTGGGATTACAGATTACAGGGTAGCACAAGTCCGTTCCGGGTCAATCTGCAGATATTTTTGGTATTCTTTCCAGATCGCGGGATGGACGCGGGACATGATCGGGGTCCACGGCTTGCGCTGACCGGCAAAGAACATGATCCGGCAATCTTTGGGGATTTTGTCTTCGTGGCTCATGTCGCGGACATAGGACAGGATACCGTCTTCCCGGCACCATGTCGGCTCGTTCGGGTTGGAATGAGCAATCCACGCCTGATCTGACCCGTAATAGTTTTTCCCGTTCGGCATTTTGTTTTGCGCTGCGATGGCGGGGGATTTGGCAGGATCGAAATTATCCCACGTGTGGGAACGGGCACCGGCATTCATCAGCCATAGAGAACCGTTGTACGGGTTGCAGCCCCTCTCATCCCGCCAGCCGTTGAGTATTTTGAAATCTGCATCGTTCTCAAAGAGGGGGGTAATTCCGCGTCCGTCCGGTCCGGGCATGATAAGGCAGTCAATGTCGAGGCTGACAAATCGAGGGCCGAATAATTGGGCAGCTTCTTTTGAGAACGCGTAAAGCCGTCTGTAACAGTTTGGCTTATTTCGCTCAACATCGACAACAGGATGATTCCAAAGCGGGATAGTCTCACATTCGATTCCTTCTGGATTATCGGTGACGCAAACGAACCGGTGCGGGACGTGGAGGTGTTTGGCAACCATGCGCTGGCAGGCGTTGACGTGTTCTGGGCCGTAGCCTGTGCGCCAGCCTGTAGAACCCCATAGCCACGTGACGATTACGAGGTCGCTCATAGAACTTTCTCCCATGGAAATGTCAGGCTGACCGGTCGTGTTCCGGCATTCTGTTTCCTCAACGTCTGGATCGAGGTGTAATCCTCGGGGGATTTGCGCGTGAACTGCGTTGTGCTGGCGTCCGGGATGACCTCGCGCGGGACACGGATCAACGGCTCATCGAGACGAATGATCGGCGCAGCAACGGCAACGCGATCGAGGAAGTCGCCATCAGTGCCGTACCATCCGGCAAGGCGTTCGTCATACCCGCCGATATCGTCATAAAGCTTTTTCGTCATCAGCCATGAGTTCGGATGGGGCTTGTACGGTTCAAGGTCTGGGAGCGACACGCGCGAGAATCGGTACGCTGTTTTTTCATCAAGCTTTTTCGTCATGATGCTGTGGATTGTTTCAGCCGGGATCAGGTGGTCCATGTCCGTGAACATCAGCCAGTCGGTGTCGGCATGGTGTGCTCCGAGGTTACGGCATGCGTCCTGATTCCACCTGACATCAACCAGCATGCGATAGATGGAAAGATCACAAGGCGATTCGCTGTCCAGTCTTGCGGGGGTAACCGGGCTGCCATCATCAACGATAATTACCTTGAGGTTTTTCTGGACCTTCCGATCATAGAGGCGGAACTGATGCAGATGCCTTTGCAGCATCGTGTGGTTTTCGTAGTAGGCCATGACCAGCGTTAATGGACGCATGATGTTCTCCTTGTAAAATCTTCGTAATCGATCTTGGTGAAATTATTCAGGGCGCTGTCTGGGTTGACGTTAAATACCTTGATTCCGGCGTTGTGCATCTGCCCGGCGATGGTGTGGAAACGCTGCGACCACTCGACATAGGTTTTGTCCCCTGTGTTGCCCTCTGGTTTCGCTTGCGGCCAGTTATACGATGGATACCAGTACGGGGATGGGGCTTTCGATTTGTTCATGTCGAAGCCGAACAAATAAACCTCATGAGGTTTTAGATGGTAGGCCAGATTGATCGCGCAGACGCCAGAGTTGAAACCGTTTAGGGTGTCGCTGTCTTCTGACAGTTCGTTCGCGGTGTGGTCGTTCTCGAAGAAATACAGACCGGGCCATTGCGCTGAGTCCTTGAGGTTGACGCGGTATGCGGACTGCCTGAGCCAGATCGGTGTTTCGCGTTCTTGGAGTGTGGCCAGCCGGTTCTCCATCCAGAGCCGGTCCATGCTGACACCGACATCGCACGGTGCGTATATGCAGCTATCATTCACGCCAATGACAAGGCCGTGGTTCATCAATGTTTGGGTGCGGACATCCTGAGCCTTAACCGAATACCCACCGCCGAGAATGATGATCCGCTCAGTTTTTGCCATTGATGAACTTCCATTTCGTGAACTTGGTTGCGTCACGGATAATCTCGCCCGGGCCGAATGCGTCTGTCAATTGCTCAAGCCATTCGGGTCGTGATTTGCGCACATCGAGGATGATGGTTGCGCCGGGACGTGCTAAAAACTTCACCATGTCCAGATATTCTTGCGGGAAGAAATGGAACCCCCATGCGCCGGCGCTGATGATTAGGTCGAATCCGGCATCGCTCATTTTACCGACTGGAAGATTATTTGGATCGATATAATCAAATCTCTCAACTCCATGCGCCCTAAGGAATCTCTCCGCTGTGGACATGGCGTTAAATGTTTGGCTATGCAAACGAACCTCGGCCTTATCATTCACGCCGTCCAGCAAAGTCACGGAAAGGTTATCGTAATGCTGTGCGAGGATAGCGTTAATGCCCCCGAGTCCCGATCCCATATCAAGAACTGCCCCACAATTTTCGGGAAGGTGACCAGATAATGTTCGGAAATAATTATTGATCGACTGCGTGTAGGCGGCGTCCCAAAGTTTATGATCATCTTTTAAATCCCACAGGTAGCCTTTTTGGAGGATGAGAAACGGACGGGCTTCGTCCGAAATTGTGAATTGAAAATCCTCAGACATTGCGCATTCCTTCGAGTTCTTCTGGGGTGTAATAATCGTGGCACCATTTCGGCATGTCTTTGTCCCATGGTTTGTGCTTGCCGTGGAAGTTGACGATGCAGGTGTCTTCGCGTGGGCCATCAGCATACGATCTTTGAATGGCCTGTCTGTAGCTTTCAATGCGCGGAGATTTATACAACGACCATTCCGCATGATCCATGATCCAGCGTTGATCACCGACATATCCGCCGATGTTGTATTCGTGGACGTTGCCGATGGGGTCTTTTAGAAATTCGCTGATGACGTGCGCCTGTGATGAACACCACGCCATGACCGAGCTATTGGGCTGTGAGGGGTATCGCGCATCCTCGACCATCTTGATACCGAGTCCGTGATCGCTGAACAGGTGGTCGATGTTGCCGGTGATGATTAGGTCGAGGTCTAAGTACAGGCAGGGGCCGTATGTGGGTTGCTCAAATACGCAAAGTTTGGACCACCAGCCCGGCAGGCCATGCGTCAAAGGTATGCGCTCGTAAACGTCGGCATCGGATAAGCATTTAAACTCATGATCAAGCGTAAGATTTTCTTTCACCATCCGGCGCAATGCGGAAACGTGATGCGGGTTATATTTCCCGCCAGACTTCAGGACGCAATAGACGGTTCTCATTTCATTTCCTTTTTAATTTCTTCGGCCATCTTCACAAGGATTTGTTTTGCCTGATCCGATTCGCCAGCTTGTTCGAGACTTTTTGCGGCTTGTATTTTGGTATCAATGTTTTCGAAATTAATCTTCGTCGTTAAATAGCTCATTTGTTTTTCATCCTCTGGCGTTTGGCGTTCTTTTTCTTTTTGGTTCTTGCCCTGCGTTCGTCATCGGTGATCGGCTTGCGGGGGCTTACACGTTTCTTTTTTGGAATGAATGTTTGCGGACTTGAAACGGCATAAGTTTTAACACTCGCCGTTGCTGTCCTTTCCGCGTTGTCATGAAACGCAGCCTCGGTTGTGAACTGAGAATAGGGGAAAAGATTAGACGCGATCATTCTGATTTCCCCCCAATCGGTTCGCCGCGCATGAAACGACGATGATATAAACCGAGATGCCCGAGGTCGAGCGCCTGAATGCCTTTGTGCGCGAGACGCCATGCGAGGCAGGTTGCGGTGGGGCCGAGGCAAATCATGACAGCATCGAAGTTTCCACCGGCATGGATCAGTTTTATTTGATCCTCCATGCCATCAACAAAACCATAGGAATCCTTTTCCGGTCCGGCCATATGCGTTACATGAAGCGCACCCGTTAGGTCATATGGCTGTATTGCGCTGGACCTTCCGCCCGTGACCAGGAGGATGCGTTTGTCTTTCCAGATACGCGCAACGCTATCCCAGTATTCGGCGGTGTTGATGTTCGGCTTGCTGTCCGGCCGACTGATGAACGACGAATGGTATGTCTTATCCGGATTGTAAAACTCCAAATTCTTTTCGCGGTACTTGCCCCAGAAGTTTTCTTTTGCGGTGGGTCCGTTGAAATTCATGATTCCGGTGAGGCAGACATCGGATGGGGTCGCGAGGATGGCGCGGAGTTCTGCAGAAATATGATCGTTGGCTTTCTGACTCACACAATCCCGCCCCTTGATCAGCTTAATCTCACCATCACCGAATCGCGCGATGGATTTTCCTGACAGTATGGCGTTGATGGTTTCTTGTTCGGGGATGACGTTTGGGTATTTCATGGCGCTCCTTACATGTCGAAAAATCCGACTTTCTTACACGGATAGTAACAACCGACAAACGCATCAGCAAGGTTTGGGGATAAAGCGCCCTCAGGTTTCTTATCGACCATCGTTTTCCCGTCCGTTGCCTGTTTTTGTACTGGTTGTGATAATTCTAGGCAAAGCTCTGAACGGCGCGGAATGGTTGAGGATATGCTGATCAGATCCTCATGCGGGAACTTCTCGCCATGCATTACGGCGCGGTAGGTTTTATAGAATCGGGCGCGTACTGAGAACCAAGCCTGTGCTTTAAGGTTTTTCCATTGGTCTTTGTTCAGGGGTGATTGCGGGTCCGACGGGATACTGCGGGCATCTGGGTTTAGTGGCGGATCGCCCGCATCCCATTTGAAAACGTTGAACCCGTCACGCCATCCCGGTAATGCCTTCATGGTGTTGACCTGTGTTTTGAAACCGGCACCGACACCGATGCTATCGTAATAAAGGTCTTTGACGCCGAACTCGTTGCAGTGAGGGATTGCGATCTTTGCGGCCTCCCCTGCCTCACCTGACCAGCAATCGGCAAACATGCAGACGACGCCATGACGCATCACCAGAGCGTTCTTATCGGCCCCACCATCCGCAATATCCTGCATCCCGATCTTTGCGCCGGATGGTTCGAACCCGAGTTTGATGTGGGCGTCAATCGCGGCCTGAACCCATGCCTGCGGGATGATGACGCCTTGGACCGATCCTGAATAATCCCGGTCAACCTCCTGCGCGAATACGTGGAGCATGCCCTCTTGTTCGGCCTTGGTCCTGCGCTCCTCGTACCATTCCTGCGTTTTTCCGGGATGGTCGCGCCAATCGAAGATGAAAACACGGGTGCGGCCTCGGGTTGGGACTGATTCGGGTGTCCAGACTTCCCCGGCCATGCGGCGGCGGTAGAAAATGTTATTGGAACCGTTCACTGATGAGATGTCGATCTGGACGTCTGTGTTATCGCCCAACGCAGCCTCGATCAGTTCGGCGTGTTCGTAGTGGGCTGATTCGTCCTTGAAATAGATCGTGGTCCGTCCACCGCGGCCCATGTTGTCACCAGCCTCGCCCGTGATGGCGGCGCCGTTCGACGGGTTCAGGATCTTCATATGGGCGGAATGGATACGCGGTGTGAATCCTTCGGGGATCATCCAGAGCGGGAGGTTTTCGATGATCTGTCGCATCTTTGGAAAGATGGCTTTCGGATCGCCCTTCTTGTCAACGTATTCCTCCTTGCGCGACCCCCAGCCGATTGTCGTACCCGGATGGAATAGCCAGAGCCAGACCGAATACGCGCAACACAGCCATGATGCGCCGATGTCCCGCGCCTTCTCCACAAGACCGGACTGTTTATCCTCAAGGCAACTGTTCAGGAAGTGGATGAATTCGACTTGTCTGGGGAAAAGCACGAACGGCATCGTGCGCAAGGTTTTGTTCCGGGGATTGAACGTGATCGCCCAATCGTTGATCCACTCGACCGGATGTGTGCTGTAAAACGCCATGACCTTGCGGCGTAATTCGGTGTCCTCGGTTAATCGGGTGAGGTTGCCGATGCGCCGGTTGATTTCGGCGAAATAATCAACTTCCCATGCCATCTATGGTTTTTTCAAAAGCTCTGCGTATGCGCGGGCGGCTTCCTCTGCCGTGGCCGGTGTGGTGACTGAAACGGACTTGCTTGCGGTTTCGATAGGGCCTCCGCCGATGCCGGAGAATTCATGGATTTCTGCCACTTTACCGAACGCAGAATCCATTATGGTATTAAACGCCTGTAAATCGCCCCCCTCTCCTTTGCGAATTACGGCCCGTACAAGCTGGTCTACCTTGTTCCCGTCCCCGCCATCGTCGGCATCGCACTCAAGCCACTCACGGATGATCGTAGCCCGGTTTCTGGTGCCTATGGGTTTTCCTGCTGCATTACCGGATTGGCCCTTGGTCCATTTTCCAAGTTCCAAATTAGCGAGGCGTTTTTTCCTACCATCTTCCTTGATATTTTCCAATTCATCGCTCATGCCCGATTATAGCCCCTTAGATTTTGAAATGGCAAGTCATGGTTAATTTTTGTAAATCCTGTGCAGTTGCGGCGTGCCGGTTGACTGTCCTCTTTCCCAGACAAACCAAGCATGCGCGGTCGATGAGCCTGCCATGATCTTTCCGGTATCAGGATCGTAACGCTGCCCCTTGTCGTTTACCGGGATGTCATGGCGCCAGCAGGTGGCCCGGTCACCACAGACGTAAACCCGGGCAGGCGGGTATTTGTCCCAGAACTCTTTGCGACCCCCGGACTCCCAAAACGCAAACCTCTGGAACATGACAATCTTCCGCGCCCCAAGTTCAAACGCCTTTTCCACGAACTCGCATGCCACCGAAAACGGCGGGTTCATGAAAACGGAGAACTCGGGATAGTTGGGATGGAGGAAAACGGGGTGAGGGTTGTTTAGAAAATCCTCGATGTTGATTTTTTCCTCATCGCCGATCCAGTTGTGGATGTCGCTTTCACGGACCCGTTCGTAACCGGCACGATACGCAGCCTTCCCGAGAACACGAACACCGCAACATGGATCGACAACAACACCGGCCATGATTTCGTGTTTCAGGATTTCATCTGCTGCCCATTGATCGGTCTCGTAGTGTTCGAGACGGATGGAGAGTTCTTTGAGTGATTCTGTCATTTCGATTGCCCCTTCTCACGCTTGCTGATTTCCCGATCGATATACCACCGAGCCTTTTTAAGATCCTCGATGGCGTCGTTTTTGAGGTCAGCGCGCCAGACGTATTTTACGGCATTGCCAAGGTTGAAACCCATGTGCTCGGTGATGGTGATGCATTCGATTCCTGAAGGATGTCCCGTGTAATTCTTTGGATGATTAACTGGATCGCTTTCGTTAAGCGTGCGTTCCAATAATACACCACCACAAGCAACGTGGACATCTCCGGGGGAGATATGATCCCCCTTGATGAAGTTTCTACATTTGTTACAAAACGTCATCATTTCGCCAACTCCGCCAGAAGAGCGTCTGCTGCTTGAACTGCATCCTCTGCTGTTGCTGCCCATGAGTAAGTTTTATCGGGGACTACCGATGATCTAGCAGCCATGATCTTGATCGCGGCGTACTGGCGCAGGGTCATGCCGGGAATGGTTTCGACTATGGGATCTGGTCCATGTCGATAAGAAAGTTCTTCGGTAGGGAAGGCTGGACTCATCCCCAAAACTTCATGCGGCTCAAGTTGTCTCATTTTTAATCTCCTTTTTCGGTTGGTTTAATATCTTCGATCCAGAACATAGAAAAATCATCTACGCGGACCATCTCATAAAATCCGTAACGGTTCATGACTTCGACGCAGCATCCTGTGCGCTGTGAATTCGATACGAGCAACGCGTAATACGATTTTGCAAGATCGACGTTTTCCATTTCGATATAAAAACGGCCTTCTGATCTTCTGGTCAGCATGCCGATGCAGATATTATCAACTGGGTCTTGTGTTGGCATTTCTGAATCAATATTCATTTCTTAATCTCCTTCAAAGTTGCAGTGATTACGTTTGGGTTTTTGTGCTGTTTCCGGCAGTACATCCGAGCGAGTTCGATTTTGCCGAATTGTAGTTGGTCAGTTTCGCCGTCTTTCCATTTGACTTCGACCTCTGCGACGGCGGATGGGATTGTTATTTGCATTTCAGCCTCGCGTTTGTGAGGGCGACGAAATCCAGCCACGGCATGTTTCCGCGAGTTGAATTGCATGATCGGCATGCTACAACACACAGCCCCCTATCTTTTCCACCACGACTAAGCGGAACGATATGATCGAGCGTGGCTTTGTTCGGTGGAATAAGTTCACCCGGCGGCACTCTGATTTCAGTCATGCTGGTGTGGCAGTAGAAACATTTAAAATTCTGCTCATGGAGTCTTTTTCTGACTACGTGTCGTTTTTTCTTTTGCCACATCACGCCACCTCCGCAATCGTAACGCCCGCACTCGACCATAACCCGCGCTCACGAACGAACTTCATCACGAGTTCCATTTTCTCGGGCAGGCTCATGCGTCGGTTTGCGGTGTATTCGACGATTTTGTGGTTATCGACTCGGATCTGGTATTTCATACTGTGGTCCTTTTCTTGCACGTATAGCATTCACAGGATTGTTCAGCGCGTCGAGTTTCGGATACAAATTTTTCGTTTGTATAATTTTCCATCTCGGCCCGCTTCGATACTTTGGCGATGTCGCATGCTGGCTGATTGTTCCAGACGCGGCCTTTCCATCTCAGACGCTTGCCGGGATACATAGCTTGAACCTCTCGGGCGAACTGATTTTTAAAAACCTGTGCCAATTCCAAAGATGCAAACATCATGTCGACATGCGTATCATACGCCTCAATGAAAGCGCGTTGATTAAGCAAAGATCGAATACTTTCAAAATGACCGTGGACAGGTCTTTCTTCTGCAGATTTTTTAAAGCCCATGATTACCTGCCACTATTTTCTCAAGATGTTCGTAAGTCAAAGCGAAGCTTCTATCCTTTTCTAGGCATTCCATTCTGATTTGGCCAGCAGGCGGAAAGAATGGATTCTCGTTATCAGCGTTTATCCACGTTTGCTTGTAGACGTAGGCAACAGATCCGTGACTGATGCCGCATTCAACAAGTTCAGCAGCCAAATCAGAAACTATGATTTGATCTTTAGTGGAGTCCCTGCGAGGAAAGTGAGAAAGCAATTTTGAAATCCATATCGCAGCCTGATCATACGTCACCGTCTCCGAAATCGAATCCAGCATCCTTAAGGCGCTGGTCGCGGCTTTCTGGTCTGTTAGAGGTATCGCCCAGTACCGCATCGAGGACAGCTTGGACAGAATGTCCGCGACGTGGCTGACTTGGGCCTCGTCGGTCATTTTGCTCCTTGTCAACCCAGTTGCGCCACGTTGTTGGCCAATCCTTCTTGAGCCCCCCTCGGCTGGCGTCAGGGCTGTTCCAGTATCTCTTGAACCGTTGGGCGATTGATCCGATTTCCTGATCTGGGATTCCGAGATCTCGGGCATAGATTGCCCAATCGGGTGGAAGCCTCCCGGCGTTGTCGATTTCTGCGAGGAATTGTTCGAGTCGTTGGGCATTTTTTTTCTCCTTGGTTTTGCGTTTTGGTTTTTCAGGTTTTTGGTCCATTGGACCCTCTAAGTTATCTATCCTCTCTGTATGTTGATTCTTTAACTCTTCTTCCTTTACCTCTAGTGTAATGTCCTGTGCTTCAGCAGAGGCTTCAGCCACCCTAACGATGTCATTGATTTCATTAGATTTATTTTTTTGGTTCTGTTTTCTGATTTCTGCGCCCTTTTTTCCGCTTTGGGACAGTCTTTTTGTCTTTTTGTCCTGAAAATTTAGGATGTCGTCACAGAGTTTTTTATGCAGGAATTTGCCTCGCACATCAAAAAACGGACGCACAACGGGGGCGGCAAGAATCATCCATCTGTCATGGCTATCCCCGACAATTCTGGCCAGTGCCCGATCATCATCCGGGAGCGGCTGCCGGGTCTTCATGTAGTGGTCGATCAAGCGCCGGTAACAGCAATCCTGATAATGATCGAGGTGCATTGTCGCAGCCGCATAAAGATCAAAATGCCAAGGATACCAGTCCACGAAAACCCCAATAAAAAACCCTTTTTGCGAAGTCCTCCCGCTGATTGAGCAACAGGAAAACTTCGCAAAAAGGGCATGTTTTTAGTACATGGCGCTCAATCGCCGGAAATCACATTCGTCTGATTCGCCCCGATTCGCAACCCCCTCCGCAAAAACATTCCCCAGAAAAATAAATCGGGTCAGAAATAAATTTAAAATTGACCTTGATTCGGTTCAATCTTAAAGCCCGAACCTGAACCGACTTTAGGGTCATTCTTCAGATTGAACCGGAAAAACCGCAGAATACAGCCAAAAACCAAAATAGTTCAAAAAAGTGCATCAAGGGGGTTGTATCTTGCCAAAATTTGCGCAATATTAGTTGCAAGGGTTGGGAAGCCCGAATCATTAACCGAGTGGAAAAATAAGGAAACAATCATGACAAATACAGCACACACGCCGACGCCTTGGGATATTGGCCGCTATACAGTTGGCGAAACTCAAGAGGACATGGTGCTAATCACCGCATGCCCGAAAAAACTTAAAAGTGGCATCACCAAAGTTAAGGGTATTGCGGACTTAAAAGTAAAGCGGAACGGTGAAGCAAACGCCGCATTCATCGTCAAAGCCTGCAACGCGCATGATGATCTGGTCTGGTACATGGATATGTACACAACTGGAAAGCATCTGAAACTTCAGGGCAAGGATTACACGGAATTTTGTGATGGAGCGCGTTCTGCACTCGCCAAAGCGAAGGTGCAACAAGTTTCCTGAGTCCACTTGGGAAAGGTCCGGCTGCGTTCCCCCGCGTTGTAGAGCGACGTGTGCAGCCGGACACCAAGGGGGATAATTTAGAGGAGGGGAATATGGACGACGAGCAAATAGTGGAATGCAAAATGATGGCTCTGGTAATGCCGAAAATAACCGCCAGACGAATGTTTAATTTCGTTGCGGCTGGTTGGCGATCTGGACCTACCAGAGTCGTATTTGTCGAAGGAAAAGTGAACTAGAATTTTAACAATGAGAGAGAACCAAACAATGCCTAAAAAATTATCAGGATATGAGAATTATCATATCAAAGTCACCGCCGAAACATATTGGCTTAGAGAGCGAACTCACTCAGAGCAGATGCAAAAACTTCGCGAAATAGAAAAGGATATCAAGCGCCATGTAGATGGAATTGCCGATACCGATGTCCTTTATGAACCGATTTATGGATGCGAATTCTGCAAATCGGAATGGACAGAGGACGGTGATTATAACGGCGGTTGCTGCGAAGAAGATGAAAAAGCCAACGAACTTAGAAAGATAACATCATGACATCACACACCGGAATCCTCACCCTGATCAAAGAGGCAAAAGACAAAGGCCATGCGTGGGCTGATAGTGCGCTCGGTGAAATATCCCTGCTCACTCAGATCGAATATCAATTCAGCCGGAATGTCACATTCGACATGCAGCAGCACACTATTATTGTTAGGAAATAGTCATGACAAAACAATCAGAAAAACTAAATTGGAAATGCGTTGGCGGCTTGTCTAATAACAAGACTTTGAACTTTGATGGATTCTATATCAGTTTCGCAACTGGGTCTGGTCTTTCCACACTCTCAATTTTTTCCAGCGATAGCGGCAGCAGCGAAACCGCCCTATGTGTGGAAGACAAATTTTTCATCCTTAATGGCGATTTCAGGGAGGACTACGAGCGCCTTGGGCCAAAAGGATTGAAAGATTGTATGGATTTTTTCATCGCCAACAAAGAAAAATCCTCAACTTGGTCTGACGAAATTAGTGACGGAGAATAAAATGGAACAACCCCAATACAACCAACGCGAAATCGACATCCATTTCCTATCCGCGCGGACGTATCTGAACGCATGCGAGAGGGCGATCAAACAAACTCCGGGCATGCGTGCGGAAAGTTTACTCGCGGTGTTGCGTCAGGAAATCGTGAAGGACGAACTGTTTGCGCTGGCCCGTCAATTCCGTGTCCCCGCGCAATGCAACGACAACACAATCACCAGCCGACGCGATAAAGTTTTCATGTTCGCGCTGATGGTTGTCACGATTGTTGCTATCGGATGGGCGGTGATTTCGTGAGCAATAGACCAAATCTTGGAGGAAGTGGCGCCCCCCGAACTAGAATTGACTGGGCAGTGAACAAGAAGTTTATTAAAGAACCACAACTTAATGTTCCATTTGAGCATGAATACGATCTTAATCTTTATCTTTCTGGCGATACTATTGTTTGCTTGGAATGTGGTGGAGACTATAGATCTCTAGGGATGCATCTATCTATCTCCCATGCAATGCCCAGCTCTATGTACAAGAAAAAGTACAATATACCTAAAACCCGAAGTTTGCGCGGGGAAAATACCAGATCTTTGGCGAGCGCAGCAATGGTGGACACATGGAAAACCAATCAAAAAATGGAAAAAGTAAGGACCATGTTAAAAGAAAACATAGAGAATTTGACTGAGATTTCGAGGGCACATAAGCAGACTTCTAATATCAGGCAAAAAAATTATAAGGGCATTTGTCACTGTTGCCGTAAGGAGTTTTTTAATAAGAGATCAAATCGTAAATGGTGCAGCCAAGAATGCTACCATGCCGATCCCGAAACTATAAATAGGATAGCATCGCAAGCACAAAGGGCGGGGCAAGAGCGAGCTAAAGGCAAGAGAGATTCTAAAGGCAAGTTTGCATGAAATATGAAGCCGTTCGTCATTACATGGAAAATTATTATAGGAGAAGAAAATGAAACACCCAAAAACCCAACAAATCGAACTCATCATGATCCGCGACCATTTGCAGCGTGCCCATGCCATTGCGAAATCGGGGGAGCATGTTGTCGCCGATGAGATTCAGGACGCGATTGCCGCTTGTAATATTCAGATTGATCGATGTGACGAAGAAACAAAAGGCGACCACAAAAGACTGGATTTAGAAATTGATGCCTTTAGATACGGGACAACATCATGAAAGCATTATCAATAAATCAACCGTGGGCATGGCTTATCGTTAATGGCTATAAGGCTGTTGAAAATCGCGATTGGGATACAAAATATCGTGGTGAATTTTTAATCCATGCCGGAAAGAAATTTGACTATGATGCTTATCTATTTTTAGAAGGATGGGATATTCCCGCCCCATGTGACGATGAGCTTCCTATGGGAGGAATAGTCGGTAAAGCCAGATTAATTAATACGGTGCATATCCGCGATAAACATCTTGTCACCGCTAAAGATAAGCCATGGTTCTTCGGTGAATATGGCTTCATGCTGGATGGTGCAGAGCCTTGCGAATTGATTCCATGCAAAGGCGCATTGGGATTTTTCGAGCCTGATTATAACAGCCGATATGTCGAGAAAATAATCAAACCAAAAGTCATTAAACCCAAACCTGAATTGCCATTATTTACGGAGAAAGAATCATGAAAAACTGCCCCCAATGCGGATACGAAATAATTGATTCCGACAGCATGGCACCAGATCATGAATGCGACGACGACCCGGATTTCATGTTCGAGGATTTGCGGCCAAGTCAGCCGGATTTGATTGATCTGTCCGGCATGCCTGATCCTGTTGAGGATGCGATGAGAGAGCGGGCGGGGAAGACGTTGCAATGAATTTCTACAACGAATTTAATCCCGATAGCGCGGCCATGATAAGTCAATTTATGACAGATGGATTGATCGCGCCCGGCATCGTAGACACCAGATCAATAACGGAGATAGACCCCGATGAACTCAAAAGATACACACAGTGCCACTTCTTCGCCGGCATCGCTGGCTGGACTTTCGCCCTGCAGATCGCGGGCTGGCCAACAGACAGACCTGTTTGGACAGGCTCATGTCCCTGTCAGCCTTTTTCATCTGCCGGACAACAAGGCGGTAAAGAAGATGATCGCCACCTATGGCCCGTCTGGGAACGTCTCATTACGGAGTGCCAACCTGCAACAGTCTATGGAGAGCAAGTTAGCAGCGCAATTGCCCACGGGTGGCTTGACGATGTTTATCAGGGGTTGGAGCCGAAAGGTTACGCCATCGGGGCGGCTGTATTGCCAGCTTGCAGCGTTGGATCGCCTCACAAAAGGGATAGACTGTGGTTTGTTGGAAAACGCTTTGACGGGGACTCCGAAATGCGACGAACGCAGGCGGTCTCCCAAATTTTCGAAGGGGAGAAATCCGAACACATGGGCATTGGCTCGGTATCATTTTGGGATGAGTACGACATCATCGATTACGAAGATGGGCACAAACGGAGAATTCCTAGAGTTAAATCCGGCATATCCCTCATGGTTGATGGGTTTCAGCACCGGCGCCCTATCCTCCATGCGCTCGGCAATGCAATCGTTCCACAAGTTGCCGCGCAGTTCATCAAAGCGACCATGTAAGAATTGACCGGGTAATTATTTTGATGGTAATTTACGTTGTCCCGTCAGCCAACCCCGTCGTAAGGGTTACAACACTGGCGGGACAGCCTTTCGAGATGAGCGTTGCGGCGGTGGGAATTATCAGTACCTTTGCGCAGAACGTCCCAGCGCTCTTCTGGACAGGCATGACAACGGGACCTTAAGAATTTTCGGAATTGTGCCTGTCCTTCGCCTTTCTTTGCGATTACCCGGTGCCAATAATGGCAAACATTCAGCAATGATGTTTATGATGGCCGGGTAATCTCATGGAACAGGCGGCGTGGATGGACACGCAAAACCATGGGCTGTAAAGGTGCCATGGCCCGATTCTGGGCGGGTAGGATAGATGAAGGTTTCAATCCATTCACCAGTAGCGCAATAGCCGGTACTCAAGCCCGGCCCCGTTCCTTCAAATTCACTCAGCAGCCGGAAATATCAACGCCGGGTCATCGTAACGGTAATCCGGTGTCTCATATACCCTGACCAGAACATGCGCATCAGTGGCCTTTATTTTGCGCCTGTGGGCTATCACCAGATCAATCTGTTTGTCGTTCTCGTAGAATTTGCCCTGCAGGAAGTCTTGCAGGCTTTTTATGCGATTGTCGGCGTCACTGGTATCGCTACCCCGAGCGCCGTCCACGAAGCACAAAATGCACTCCAGCCTGATTCGCCCGGTGAATAATTGTGGTTTCACGGGAAACTGCTGACGGAATGAGATGGCGGCATATTGGAGCCAGTCATTATAGGACTTGGAACGGATCAGATGTCGTCCGTTCCTGCCTTTTCCTATGGTATGTGAAGCATTTACACTAATAGGCATTGGTAATTTTATGGAATAAAAGATCATTTTTTTACCCCATTAAAAACGGCAAATTCACCATGCATTTTTTCGGCATGGAAATTATAGGCCAAGGCAGCATCATATTTATCTTTGAATACTCCTAAATATTTTCTTTTCCCATTGGTGCATATTCTTGCTATCCACCCTTTATGAACATTGCAGAAAGATACTCCCTTAAATTCCATTTTTTTGAATTTAGAGTTCTGAGTATTCTGCCCATTAGTGGCATCTCTTAGATTATATCTTTGATTGTTAAGACCGTCCCCATCTCTATGATCAGTTAACATTCCGATTGGCGTAGAGTTTATTATTCTGTGCATATAAATTCTTTTAACTCTCCGCTTTCCATCTGGGCGATGATAATTTACGCTTCTTATGGCGTACCCAGATCCATCTTTTCTACCGTTAAATCCCCATTTCCATTGTATTAAATAATCGTAATCCGAATCATCTACCATCGCAAATTTACCTTGGGTAAGTGGAATTAGTTTCATTATAAAATCCTCAAAAAAATGCCCGGGGTTTTACGCCCGGGCCAGTTGGATGAACAGTGGGAATTAGTTGACGCTGGACTGCATTGCGGATGCGATGGCTTCACCGTTATTTTTGGCGCCGCCTTTGTAGACTTCTTTGATCGCGGCATCGGCGGTGCGTTGCGGTGCCGGGCCGGTCGAGGAAAGTTCGATATTCTGTTTCTGGTCGAACAAGTCCATCTGCTGCATGAAACCGAGGCCGGTCAGATAGCCGAGCGTTGATTTCAGGAAGTCATATGCCTTGGTTTCTTCCATGTTGCGCAGTTTCATGGCCAGTTTGAACGCAGCTTTATTGCCGCCAGCGTCCTCAACTTTTTTCCATTCTGCTGACATTTCGCCCGTGAGCGTATCAATTTTTGCCTGTTTTGCGTTCAGGGTTTGCTCGAACTTAACCATCTCGGCTTCACCTAATCCGCCGTGTTGCGTTGACGCTTTTCCGGTGTGTTTTTCTTCTTTTGTCATTGAAAATTCTCCTCATGATTCGCCGTTATTGGCGTGAGGGAAAGGGTCGGGGATTGCGCATATTTTGTCAAGACGGGATGGGGGGTAATCCACACGGGATTAAACGCCCTCGGCAACGAACGCTGATTCGATTTCGTTGAATGTTGCTTCTTTCGGGACGCGGTGACCGGCCTTCATTTTGCTGAAATAGGTTTCAGAAATGCCGTGTTTCCGGCAGAAAGCGGCCTCAGAAAGTGGCTCAATCTTGCGCTTTTTCAGCCGGTCAAGGCGTTTCTGCCACTTATCAATGGCAGCGATTTGCGCGATTTTCTTCTGCAATTTCTCTTTATTGGTCATTCCCCCTTTTAGCCGACAATCCCTTATTTTGTCAAGACTGTGAAAATATATGTTTTTGCTCTTGCCATTCTTTGGGCAACGGTCTATGGTCATTTTTAACGAAAGGGAACACACGAAATGACACAGCAACAACAAGGCCGGATCTGGGATTCTCGCATGATGATGCGCCGCCTGATCCAAGAGATTAGAGAGCATGGGACTTATCAGGTTCATGGTATGCGCGGCCAGTATCCGGAAATTTTCGCACGCCGGTGGAATAGTTACCGCGATGCCATGGCGGAAGGATATGCGGATCGGACAATCGTTCTGAATTTCACCAGCCCCGAGCAAATCGATCCAGCTGGCATTGTCGCCATGCTGCTCAACAAATCAAAAGCAAGGAATTAAACAATGAAAATTTCTGAAAACTGCATCATCCACGGAATGAATGAATTGGTTTATCACGCCGATCCGTGTGTCGAACCTTCGGCCAGTCGGTCATTCCTGCAAACGCTGGTCAGCCAAACACCCCAGCATGCCTTCATGACCCACCCCCGTTTCAATCCAGATTATAAATCGGATGACAAAAAGGAATTTGATTTTGGCAGTGCCGCGCACGATTACATTCTTGAGGGCGGATCTCGGGTTGAGATTATCCAGTTTGATGACTATCGAAAAGATGTTGCGAAAGAAGCCCGAGACAATGCCCTTGCTGCTGGTAAATGCCCGATCATCGCCCATAAGTTTCCTATCGTTGAGGCGATGGCCGATGCCGCTAAAAAACAGATTGCAGCGCATGGCGATTATCCCGATGGCCTGACAAACGGCAAACCAGAGGGCGCTATTTTCTGGAACGAAGATGGGACATGGTTCCGCACAAAGCCGGACTGGATTCAGAATGATGATGGCTGGCTTGAAGATTATAAAACAACGGGCATTTCAGGCGGACCTGACCAGTGGATACACGGAACGTTCTTCGACAAGGGTTATGATGTTCAGGCTTACATGGGCTTGCGGGGATATAACAAAGTCACTGGCCGAAAAGCAAAAGGTTTTCGGTTCTGGGTGCAGGAAGATTTTGAACCGTATAGCGTCTATTGCGTTATTCCCGATCCTCTCACCTTGGACATCGCCGAGCAGAAGTTTTTCTTCGGCAAGATGATGTTTGAACGTTGCCGGGATTCTGGACGCTGGCCGGGATATTCTAACAAGGCCTATGTCGCCGTTCCAAACTTCAAAGCTGAAAAGCTTTACGAGGAAATTAAACTGAAAAAGCAAGCCATCGAAACCAATGACGGCAACATGCTTAAAATAATGACCGATTGGCAGAAACCCCACGAAAGGAAATCAGCATGAACTACGAAATTAGAGAAGGAAGCCGGTCACACGCGAAGCCATTGATCGGACTGTACGCAGAAAGCGGAACGGGAAAGACCTACAGCGCATTACTCATGGCGCGTGGCTTTGTTGGTCCACAAGGCCGCATCTGCATGATCGAAACCGAAAGCGGACGCGGCGAAGCGTATGCCGACAAAAACGAATACCCTGAAATTGGTGGTTACGATGTTTTATCAATGCGCGATAATTTTTCACCAGAAAACTACGGCCAAGCCATCGCCGCAGTTGAGAAGGGGAAATATGACGCCCTGATCATTGACAGCGCATCGCATGAATGGGAAGGCGCGGGCGGTGTTCTTGATAAAGCTGCCGAGAACATGAAAACGAAAAAGGGATTGCTTGTCTGGCAAGAGCCAAAAATCAGCCACCAGAAGAACTTCATGCTTAAATTCATGCAGACACCGTTGCCTTTGGTCATTCTCTGCATGAGGGCAAAATATCCGATGATTGAAGTTTACAATGAACAGAAAGGCCGCAAGGAACCACAGCGTTCCGACATTCTTGAACCAAAACAATCAGAGGATATTCTCTATGAAATGTTTGTTCATGGATGGATCGACAAGGCTCACAAATTCCACCCCACGAAAGTAACGGCATCTAGCCTTAAGCCAGTTTTCCCCGATGGAGGTATGCTGAGCATTGAAACTGGTCAGAAGCTTGCACAATGGGCTAAGGGTGTTTCGGCCACTCCTGCGCAATCATCGGCCCCAGAACTAACCCCAATCCAGAAAACCACAAACCGAATCGCCCTAGCAATCGACAGCTGCCTTAATGCTATTGATTTGGAAAGCTGCTGGAATGAGGACTACAAAGATGACATCGCGCTTGTGCAGATCGAGAAGCCCAAATTCTATGATGCGCTAAAGACCAAGTACGATGAAAAAATGAAATCGTTTCCGCCTGATTATTCTCAGGCATAACATTTACGGGGTCCGGCTGCCTATGAACTCAGTACGGACCCCACCACTTTTACAGGAGATTTAATTTGCCAATCTTAAATTATACAACATCAATCGCAGTTGATAAGACGGTTGGAGAAATCCAAAAGGTTCTGTCTAAGGGAGGTGCCACGGCCATTCAAATTGAATATGGTCCGGGCGGCAATGTATCGGCGCTCCGTTTCTGCGTTCCTGTCAACGATGTTCCGATATATTACAACCTTCCCGCCAATGTCCCCGGAATAACCGCCGCTCTCAAAAAGCAGAAGGTTTATAAAAGTGATGAACAGTCTGCCCGTGTTGCATGGCGAATCCTAAAGGATTGGGTAGAGGCTCAGATGGCAATCGTTGAGGCGCAGATTGTCGAGCTTCCCCAAGTTTTCTTACCATACGCGCAAACAAATAACGGTCAGACCGTTTATCAAAGAATGCAATCAAGTGGCTTTAAAATGTTAGAAGGGCCAAAATCATGACCCGCACCCTAATATTCATCGCCTGCATGGGTTCCGCGATGCCGTGTTATGCGGACCCCTCAACAACAACCGGGCACATAGGCGCAACGGTTGTCGAGGTCACAGCAATCGAAACGCCGGTTGAATATGTGCCAGTATGCAAACCAGATGCCATCAGCGACGATTGCATTCATAGCCATGAAGCAATGGAAACTGAGGCCGCGCGTGAACGGATTGCGGCGCAGTTGAATAATACGACACCGGCAGCGGGGGAAACGAAATGACCACAATTTCCGAGATTGTCAGAAACAACATCACGGCGTTCGATCCGCATACTGGTGAGATTATCAGCGTAGAAATTACCGTTGATGAGGATAGATTTTTAGACCAGTTAACATCGTTCCTGCAGCACAGACGTAATACTCGGATAGCAATGAAGGCTGCTCAAGTGACTCCATGGCAATTGAAAAATCGCCTCGATAATAAGGACAATGATTATGATACGCCATTCTAAACCAGCCCGACTATACTGCGGACCGTCACTCATCAAACGCATCCCCGCAAACATAAACATCAAAGTTTATCCAGACATCACGCTCATGCCGAACGAGTATTTTATTCAGGATAATCGCGGCAATGTTATCAAGAGAGGAAAGTTATAATGCCAGCCACATACATTAAAAAGATAGAAACCGACTCACTCGCAAGGGTCATTGATCTGGTCAGGGTTAAGATCGCGGCTGGTGATGAAGATGGTTGGGAAGGTGTGCAGAGGAATTTGATTAATTTATATGGAAGGGCGAAAGTGAATGGAAAAATCTGATTTAGAGATTGTTCGGGATGCTTTGCAGACTATCAGAACTGCTCTTGATGTTGCATTTCCAAGAGGGTGCAGTGCTGATGATGCGGTTGATGTTATCGCAAAATATATTGACCGCCTGTCAAAGCAATGCCCCAAAGGCGAGAACTGCGACATGACGCTGGCTTACATGGTTGGTAGGGCCGCAGCGAAGACGGTGGATGTTGAGTTGTTGAAGACCGAGTTACGTCATGCCGTCTATGGTTCAAGAATTCCGGGATACAAAGGCAAGAGTATGCCGATTGGGGCAGAACAAGGCGTTGAATTCGCAGCAGACTACCTCATCTCCAAAGGCTTGCTTAATGGGAGTAATACTGCCGGGAAGGATGGGGAATGACTACAATTTTCTACGAAAAACTGATCACATTCGAATACATAAACTATCGCGGCGAACAATCAACACGGACCGCAAAGGTTATAAAAATCTCATACGGAGAGACTGCATATCACTCTGGCGATCAGTGGATATTGAGCGGCTATGACTACGATAAGCAGGAGAATCGTGACTTCGCTATGAAGGATATGATGAATGTTCGACACTATAACCCAGACGAGGACGAGACCAATGAACAACGATAAAATTCAAGCGGCACTCAATGACACGATGCTTCAGGATGATATTTCATGCTGGGCAACAGATCACAAGGAGGTAATTCTTTACTGCCTCCGCAACACCCCTGATACGCTACAGCGTATAAACGATGAATATACTCTAGAGAGTATAAACACCCCGGCCAAAGAAAACGCGGACTATGTCGATATAGTCTTTGATAAACTACCGGGTCCAGAAGGTTGTCAATTCATCGAAGTTGAGAACGCTGAAGGAAAATCTATTCGGTACGGTGAATGGGTGGAGCGTCCAGATGGTTATGCTGCCATACGAATTACCGCACTCAAACCCGCCCCGGTGGAAAATTCCGGGCCTGTCCAATGTCAACGATG